GTACAACGTGCCTTGCCCCTGCTGACCGGCAACTATCTCCAAGTCCCCGTACGGGGGCCAGCCATCATAGGCGGTGTTCGCGATGATCGAAGCCGTCATCGTTGAGCCGTTCAAACCAAACGACACGCCGTTGGAGTTGCTGAAGACTACCGTGCCCGAGGTAATGGTGGTTCCGGGTACGGCAATGTTCGGGCCGGTCTGGTTGGTCGTCCCCCCGCCCGCGCCAGCAGAGATGACGATAGTGTTGGAGTTGCCGCTCAGGGTGATGTTGTTGCCGCCAGAGAAGTAGATGGGCGCTTCCGTGGTCAGCGAAGTGCTGGTGGTCCCTGCGGTGTTGCCTACAAGGTTCCAGCCGTAAAAATGATCATCAGGGTTGTTGAGCGACAGCGCCACGCCGTTGGTGTTTACGCTCAACGTGCCGCTTAGGTTAGTAAGCGCTAGCGTAGTCCCAGTCCCGGCGCGGCCAGAAGTCAAGTCATTGACATAGGTCGTGATGAACTGCGGCACGGCCATTGACAGGCCGTTCGTACCGAGCGCAGCGGTGATCGCTGTACCAGCAGTCGTGGTGGATGTGAACCCGGTTCCTGCGCGGCCCGAAGTCAAGTCGTTGACGTAAGTGGTAATGTACTGAGGAACCGCCATCGACAAGCCGTTGGTTCCCAAAGCTGCCGTGATTGCAGTACCTGCCGTAGTCGTGCTGGTGAACCCGGTTCCTGCGATAGCCCCAGAAGCCTGAGTCTGGACAGACTGGGTAGCAGTCGTGATGAACGGAGGCCAAGCAGCGGAAAGCCCCGCTGTGTTGTTTGTAATGCCTACCGTCGATCCAGCTTGCGTGGTGCTGGTGTAACCCGACCCGGCGTAGTCGGTCTTGACCGAGGCCGTCATCTGGTTGGTGCTAAGACCAAACGTGACGCCGTTGCTGTTGGCAAACTGGATCGTGCCGGTGTTCTGGGTGTAGGTTCCAGAACCTTGCAAGGCCGCACCGCCGCCACCGCCAGCAGCGTTGCCGCTCAGGGACAAAGCTACGCCGTTGGTGCCGACATTCAGCGTGCCGGTAATGTTTGTTAGAGCGAGCGTAGTACCTACGCCAGCAATGTTTCCTGCGGGTTGCGTCTGTGTAGTCTGGGCGGCAAATGTGGTGATGTATGCCGGAACGGCCATAGAAAGGCCGTTTGTACCAAGCGCAGCCGTGATGGCGGTTCCAGCGGTGGTGGTAGACGTAAACCCAGTACCAGCGCGGCCAGAAGTGAGGTCGTTTACATAAGTTGTGATGAACTGGGGGACAGCCATCGACAAACCATTAGTGCCGAGAGCAGCGGTAATCGCCGTGCCCGCCGTCGTGGTGCTGGTGAATCCTGTGCCCGCCCGACCGGAAGTGAGGTCGTTGACGAAAGTGGTGATGTATTGGGGCACAGCCATGCTAAGGCCGTTCGTGCCCAGTGCCGCAGTAATCGCGGTCCCTGCCGTCGTAGTCGATGTAAACCCAGTACCCGCCCGACCAGACGTTAGATCGTTAACGAAAGTGGTGATAAACGCCGGGACGGCCATTGAAAGGCCGTTAGTTCCAAGCGCGGCGGTTACCGCAGTACCAGCAGTCGTAGTTGATGTAAAGCCCGTACCGGCGTAGTCCGTCCTAACGGAAGCCGTCATCTGTCCGGTACTCAGGCCAAAAGTTACACCATTGCTGTTCGCGAACTGGATAGTTCCCGTGTTTTGGGTATAGGTGCCCGATCCTTGGAGGGCCGCACCGCCCCCGCCACCAGCGGCATTCCCGCTTAAAGAAAGCGCAACACCATTCGTGTTTACACTCAACGTGCCAGTCAGGTTAGTCAGGGCAAGCGTTGTGCCTGTGCCCGCTCGACCGGAAGTCAAGTCGTTGACAAAGGTGGTTATGTACGCGGGGACTGCCATTGACAGTCCGTTTGTACCGAGGGCGGCTGTGACTGCCGTGCCCGCAGTCGTCGTGGAAGTAAAACCTGTACCGGCTCGGCCAGAAGTCAGGTCGTTTACGTAGGTGGTGATGAAGTTGGGTACGGCCATGCTGACGCCGTTTGTCCCAACTGCCGCAGTGATGTTGGTGCCAGCAGTAGAGGTGCTGGTGAACCCGGTGCCGGCAATTGCACCTGATGCTTGCGTTTGAACGGTTTGAGCGGCTGTGTTCGCCCCGCTGATAACAATCGTGGCAGCGCCTGCCGCAGTAACGCCGCTCAGGGTGACGTTATTGCCGCCCTGAAAGACGATGTTGGTGCCGGTAAATGTGGACGCCCCAACCGTATTGCCAGACAGGGTCTGGCCTTGAACGTGAGCAGAGTTCCAGTCGCTAGGACGAACGACAGATGTCGCCGTCCCATCCGCAACCGTCTGCGTGTAAGCGTGATACAGCGCGGTCATGCGAGGCGGAGAATCGCATCAGAAGCAGTTGCTGCGGGGAACTGAATCGTAAACGTGCCAGCGGTGGAGATCTTGTCAGACCCGAAGTCCAGCACCGCAATTGCCTTGTTGGACTTGCTTGAGTTGTAGATCAGCGCCCCACGAGCGGTAATGGTGGCCGAAGTCCACGAGACATCCGCGAAGTCTACAAACGCTGTAGTGCCGGATGACGATATGGTTGCTCCAGTTAGCGTTGCCCCGCCTGCCGTGTAAGTGCCGCTATTGGGCACCTCGTTGGTTGCAGAGTAGGCCGTGGTGGACGCATCCAAGGTAGCAGTGGAGGTGTACAGGGCAATCTTGATCACATCGGTATCAAGATCCTGAACGCCCCCGAACAAGTCCACCTTGAATGAAGTCACCATCGCTTGAGTGATAGGCATATCAGATCACCTTTGTCCGTACTTGCCCACTGCGGTAGGCGTCTTGTCGTTGCTTGCCGTCGCCAAGATTCTTCAGCAAGGTCAAGGACTGCATGTATTCCTTGTCCATCATCGCCATGATGTCCTGCTCCTGCTTCATAAACCGGGCCGCTTCGACCATCACTGCGTTAAACAGTACGGAGTCAAAGTTATCGCCCAGCCAAGAAGTGTTGGAGGTGACGATGCTGACCGGGTAGTAGAAGTAGTGCAACTCAACCGTCAGACCGGCGCTGGGCGTCGGGCCGACAATGAACGTCAGTTCCGTCAAGTTGCCGCTATCGGGGCCGAACAGCGCGTAGTACTTGGGCGTGCCTTGCGTGCTGGCACTGGGGTAGGCTTCGCGGATGAAGTTGACATCCTTGTTGAGCAGGTAGGAATAGTCTCCCCCCGCCGCCACTACCGCCATGCTAAACACCGACAGAAAATCTGTCGGCGCGGCCAGATACTTATTACCCGACGTTAGCGTGCCAGTGACGTTCTTACGCAGCGCAGGAATCTGCACCGAGTTATAGATGCGCTGCTCTGCCAACTTCGTCATGTTGGCAAAGTCGGTTGCAGAGAAACTATTCTCTACATAATCCTCGACCGCAGTCTGCAACTCGGTGTAGTTCATGTCTTACGCCATCGGGCCACGAGCCATCGTGCCTTTGGTTGCAGCACCGTTGCCACGGGTCTTGATGCCCGAGGTCTTGACGCCGGGAGGAGGGCAGCAGCCAATGCTCCCAACAACTGCACGCTGCTGACCCAGCACTTCTGTGCCCATAGGGTACTGAGCGCGAGCGCCCGGACGGCCCTTCATGTCATGCGGCTCGGCGTAAACCGAAGCAGGGCCAACTTCCTTGCCATTCATCTTCATGCTGAACTTCATGGCTCACCCCGTTTTTTGGTTCATTGCACGAGACATCTGCTTGCCGTACTTCATACGGTCATCAGTGGTAGGGCCACCCTTCTTGTAGCCCTTGGCGTGCATCTTCTTGACATGCTTGCCAACTTCTTCCTTGGCGACTTTACGCATCTTGTCCATTTCCGCTCCTTACGAGATGGATACCGTAACTGTACCGACTAAACCCTGTGGTGCCAAGGCGTTTGGCGTTAGGGGGGCGGCGATTCCGCTAGACCCGCCCACAGGATTCCAGCCCCATTGAATGACCCGACTGCCTTCGCCAATTGACCCGTTTGCCAGCACGCCAGATTGATACCACGTATTTGTGTCCGGGCGAGGATCGCGCAGGGCCTGCGGGTCCGATATCGGATACATGCCCAGTTGCAGTTGCGGTTGATCCGGTGTCCAGCATTGAGGGCACGCCTTGGTTGAAGTGCGCTTGGTCTTTACCGTCAGATTCTTGAGCTTCTTCAGATCGAAGCGGAACCCGCAGACATCACAGAACCCGAACGCTTTTGCGCCGTTGGCAAAGCGGTTGCTCATGGCTTAACTAATGAACATCTCGCGGGGCACGAACCGCACTGCCGCCTTCTCACGATCTTCAGTGCTTGCCAGATCCCAAGCCTCATCGTACTGAGCCTTCAGAACCTGAAGCCGCTCCATAGCGTTTGGCAACTTGACAGCCAAGTAGTACGCCAAGCCTGCCACCATGCAAGGCAGAAAGCGGAAAGGCACATCCATCGTATCGGAGCCATTACCCGCATCCTGAATGCGGCGCAGACGCCAATAAACGAAGTTGTACGTGGCACTGGAGTCCGGAACCGGCCAGACAGTGACGGTCGGAGTAGGCGATGTGCGGTCGATGTAAACCTGAATCGGCCTAGCCTGCTGAAGTTTGTTGGGGATAGACGAGTAGGTAGAAACACTAATACGGGTGATAGTAAGGTCCGTCTGCGTTGAAACATTACCTCCTCCCGTGCGGATAACGTGTTCCAGAAGGTCTACCGTGTCTTGCGGAAGGTTATAAGTCGCAGTACCCGCCACCAACGGGATAGTGCCTGAATCAATAGCCCACAGGTTGACACCACGATTAGCCCAATCAGCGAACAGAAGATTAAGGCTACGACGAGCAGTGCGTAGGTCATAGCCCGTGCGAAGTTCAGCACCACAGCGTTCAAATGCCTCTTCAACGATCTCAGAAAGATCAAGGTTAAACGTGGTAGTGCCGGAAGTGGGCATTTACTTTTTCCTCGCCGCACGCATGTTGTCGATCAGATTGGGGTAGGGTCGGCCAGCGGCTTTTGCAGCAGCCTTGGCACTTGCCTTTTTGCCGGGGGTAAGGGGCTTGGACTTGGCCTTGGGATTAGGGGTGTCCCAGACCTGTCCACCTTCGGCGTACTCAGTGAAGTCAGTGTTATCACGGCGTTTCTTCACTACACCTTTACGGATAGCCCCCATGCCACGGCTTGCCCTCATCGCATGGTTCCCTTGGTCTTGCCACGCTGCTCACAGCCGCCGCCACGGACGGAGCCACCTTTGGCGTATGTCTTA